GAGTAATGAGATAACAGCAAGCAAGGCAGAGTTTGCTCTGGACTTGCAGAACGCTGGGCTAGATGTTTTGGACTATGTTCCAGAACGCATAGTTCCGCCTATTGTTATTGTCTCTTCTGGTAGCCCTTATCTTGTCGCTGAAACTGTCGGGCGTGAGTATCGTCTAGGTCTGAACCTTACTTTGGTTGCTCAAACAGCAACTAATGAAGAGGCTACTGAGGCTTTGGATGAACTTATCGCCAACACTGTTTCGGCTATTACTGGTTTCGGCTATGTAATTTTGAACGCTGTAAACGCACCATATCGATTAGCTGCAAATAACGCTGAGTATCTTGCATGTGACCTGAACCTTGATCTAACAATAACTCTCTAAAGAAAGAAAACTGATGCCTACATCAACCAGAATCAAAGCACAAAACATCAAGTTCCTTATTGGAACAACTGAATACAGCTGTGACGCAAACATGGTTGAACTGACTCTGGACGATGCTCCAGGCGATGTTCAGACATTTTGCGAAGTACGTGCTGGCGGACAGTGGACCTTGAACCTTGAGGGTGTTACTAGCGGTGACGCTACTAGCCTCTACAGAGTTCTATGGACTAACTTCGGCACCGAAGTAGCATTCACTGTTGCACCTCAGGGTAACGCTGTTGGAACTACCTCATCACCTATCTACACAGGTACTGTCGTATTTGACCAACTGCCTCCTCTAAGCCTGACCAGCAACGAAATCGTCAAGTTCTCTGTAAGCCTGACTGTAAAGGCTGCTGTACACACACCTGCTACAACTCCACCTGTTTACTACGGTCTAACTGTAAAAACAGCTGCTTAGTTAGTTTCCTGTGGAGACTGGAATCGACTCTGGGGACCTTCGTCTTGCTCTAAAGGCTATGAAGGAACTTGGTGCTGACACGACTGTTATCAAGGATGCAGGGCAACAAGCTGCAGAAATCCTCTTGACACGTGCTAGACCGTTGATTCCAGTCAAAACAGGGGCGCTAAGAAATGCTGCACAAACTAAAAGACTTGAGTTCGGTGGGGCAGTAACTGTTAGGCGTAAGCAGATTCCTTACGCTAACCCTATTCACTGGGGTTGGCTTGTAGTTGGAACTAAAACTAGAGGGAAACTTAAGCCAGGCACTTACAGAGGAATCAAGCCACAACCATTCTTTAGTGAGGCTTTGGGCTACACTAGAGATGAAATATTCAAAACGTATGATCGCTTGATGCAGGAATACATAAACAATCTACCAGGAGCAAAATAATGACCAACCAGACTTTTGACTTTGAATCACTAACACTGAATGAAGTTGAGCAGATTGAACTTATCACTGGAGCCAGTATCGACCAGTTGCTAGACGCTGGACAGGCTAAGGGTAAGGCCATGAAAGCAATCATCTTTATTATGAAGAAAAGAATTGACCCAGACTTTACTCTGGAACAGGCAGGACAAATCTCAATGTCTGAGGCTAATAGCTTGTTTGCAGGGGAGTCTGACCCAAAAGAATAGTTGCTGAAAGAGCAGCCGAACGTTTAGCGTTTATGGTTGTTCATGCAGGTTTGAGTCTCACTGAGGTTAGACAAATGACTTTGCGTGAATACCAGGCTGTTGTTGATGCACTAAAAGATAAAGGACTTTAGTAATGGCAATGGATCTGCTAGTCAATTTTATTGGCAAGAACAAACTATCCAAGACTACTGCTGTTATTAACAGAGACTTTAGGAACCTAAGCACTAACGTTCAAAGAGCTGGTGCCTCTATCAACAAGAGCCTCAGCGGTGTTGGTCTGGGTATTGGTCTGGCAGTAATTACTAATGGTCTAAAGAATGCCACCAAGGCTGCATCTGAGGATGTCAAGTCTCAAGGTCTTCTAGCTAATGCTCTTCGCAATAGTCTTGGGGCGACTACTGAGGCGATTGCTGGTGCAGAGGCTTACATCAAGTCCACACAATTACAGACTGCAGTTCTGGATGATGAACTTAGACCTGCTTTGGCATCTGCTGTAAGAGCAACTGGATCACTATCAGAGGGTCAGAACTTATTAGATGTCGCCTTGGATGTATCTGCTGGTACAGGTAAGGACCTAAGCACTGTCACTAACGCTATGAGCAAGGCGTACAACGGTAACGTTACATCTCTGAAGAAATTGCTCCCTAGCATTGACACTGGTTCTGACTTCATGGAGCAGTTGAGGACTCAGTTCAAGGGTGCTGCATCAGAGGCGGCTAACCTCGACCCTTACAAGCGTTTAGAAGTTATCTTTGCTGACATTCAAGAGACTGTAGGCATGGCGTTGCTACCAGCGTTGGAAGAGTTCTCAGCGTATCTGGCAAGTCCTGAGGGTCAAGAGAATGTCCAAGAACTTGTGGATCTATTCGTTGCAGTTGGTACAGCAATAGCTGACGCTGGCAAGTTCCTCATTGACAACATTGGACTGGTAAAACTAGTCATCGCAGAAGTCTTTGCATTGAAAATAGGTTTTATGGCAGTCAATACTGTTATCGCATTGACTCAGGCTGGAATTGTGAAAGCCACTACTGCATTGAAACTAATGAAAATTGCTTTGGTAAGTACTGGTGTTGGAGCAATCATTGTGGCACTTGGAAGTGTTGTCGGATGGCTTATGGAAACTGCTGAGACAGCAGAAGAGGAAGTTCCTAAAATCGAGGAACCTTTCAAGAAACTTCCTAAGACAATAAAGAAAGCAACACCTGCTGCAGTCGCAGCTGCTAAAGCATTGGCAGACCAAGTTCGTAAAGCGTTGCAGTCTAAGGTCGAGCAGATGAAGAGTACTGCCGAAGAGTTCAGAGATGCTGTCTCAGTTTCATTCGGTCTGTTCGGTGAAGATGAATACGCTGTTTTCAACGTGGACTATTTCAAAGCAAAACTACAAAGAATGGTTCAGGCTGCTAAAGGTTTCGCATCTAACCTAAAGACCATCTTGAAAACTCCAGGTGCAGAGTCACTTGTCAATGAACTTATTGGTATGGGACCTGTTGAGGGTAACATTGCAGCTAAGGCTTTATTGGCATCAGGTGATCTAAAAGAAATTGTTGGACTAAAGAGTAGCCTCTACAACACAGGCGCTCAGGCTGGTGCGGTGTCTGCTGTTGCTGGTAATGCTACTTATGAAATCAACATAAACAAGTCTGTCGTTAGTGCGACTGACATCATCAAGGAAATAAAACTTCTGGAAAAGAAGTCTGGTCGTAAGTACTTGGTGAGCTAATGGCTAACGATGTATTTGACATAAAGACTGACCTGTCTATCCGCTATTACAATGCATCTATTTCGTCTTATGTAGAGATAGTTGCTGACTCTTATGAGGTGGACATAGATCGTGGAATCAACGTTGAAAATGGTGTCTTTAGTGATGGTGCTGTAGGTACTGCAGTAATAAAAATGGTCAAAGCTAGTCTTGCTGACTTCTTAGGCACTCCAGGCTACAAGGCTAACGACTATTTAGAAATCCGCTATAGACCAGCACCGGACACTAGCCCTAGTCTTTACAACTACTTGTTTACTGGCTACATCCAAAATGTGTCTATGGGGTATGTCAATGAGTCTGGAACTTTGCAAATTGAATTAAGTGTCGATGATGTTATGAAGACATTCCTGAACACTCAGCTCTCGACTTATTCAATTACAGGCACTACAACTCAAAGACAATACAGACCTTGCATGCAGAATCTTGCTATCGCAATAAATGCAGCAGTAACTTTTCCATCTATCTTCCCTGGCAAGATTGACTTCGTTGCTGCAGGTGCAGGTGGTTCATCTACTGTTCAGACCGCTTTTACTTGGACCAACACTTCATCAGGCGAAATCCTAAACAGAATCTTGGATGCAGAACTTGGATGGATCTGGGCATCTTATGCACCTATGAAAGTTCAGTATCTAGCGAGAACAGATGTTGCTACATTGCGAGCAATTACATACAACCCTGCGAACGCTACTGTCTCTAATGTTCACTTTACGAACATTCTGGCTAATGGAACTTTTGAGGTAAATACGACAGGATGGACCGCTGGTTCAGGCGTTACCTTGTCGAGAGTCACTTCTCAGTACTACATGGGTGTCGCATCTATGCGTGTACATGGTGGAGGCTCTTCTACTACTTACGAGACAAACAACACAAGCACTGGTACTGGCTTTGCTGTAGGGACCAAACTAAAAGCGTCTATGTGGGTAAAGTCTGAGTCTGGTAATCAGAATGCGACTATTGCTCTGAGATGTACAGACTTTTCGGGTCTAACTGTTTATGGAACTTTTACCAGTGCTGTCACTGCAGTAAATGCGTCAGGTTGGACTCAAGTAACTGTTACTGGTGTAGTGCCTACAGGAACACAAGTTGCAGCTCTAAGAGTGACTGGCATCAAAGCGGGTTCTGGTGCTAACGCTATCTACATCGACAATGTAAAAATAGAAAACCTGACAACTATCAGTAGCAGTCACTATTGCCTAGATAACATTGTTCTCAAGTACGACTCTGATCTATTGGTAAATAAAGTTAAGGTGACTGAGACTAATAGCGGTACTTCTGCGACTGCCTCCAACACCACATCTATTACTGCTAATGGTGAGCAATCGGCTCAATACACTGTCACTTATGATGCAGCTGGAAGTCCAACTACCTTGGCTAACTTGGCGACAAGAATCGCTAACTCAGCAACTATCAAACAAGTTCAGCAAGTTACCGTTCCAGTTATTAGAGATGATGGCAGGGTGAGTTCTATCGCTGACTATGACATCGCCTACACTTTGCAGGTCGAGTTCGCACAGGATCCATTGCCACCGTTGCAAACTGTTCAAATCGTTAGCAGAATCAACCATGTGATTACACCGCAACACTGGGAAATGAACATTGGACTTTGGAGGGGCATCTAATGACTATGGAAACACTGGTCTATGTTTTGGGGGGAATACTAGGGGGGACAACCATGTCCAGTCTGTTCAAGTATTTGACCAACCGCAGGTTTCAGTCGATTAGCCTGGAGGAACGTCTACGAGCTGAGATGATTAGCAATAACAAAGAACTGCGAGATGAAATCGCCACGCTGAAACAAGAACTAGACCAATGGCGTGACAAGTATCTAAACTTACACAAGGAATACACTCGCCTAAAGAGTGCTTTCGACAAATTAGTAAAGGATAAATAAATGGCTAAGGAACCTGTATTGGCACCAAAGATTACTACCTCTTGGGGCATAGATCACTACGCTGCGTTAGAGGCTGAAAAGTCTGCTCCAGTAGTTGAAGAGACTCCTGTTGAGGAAGTTGTAGAAGACGTTGAGTGAGACGTTTGTAATTACTGAGGGTCGCTTTGACTTAGTTATCAACGCTGGCTCTACATTCCCAAACCCGTTTCAAGAGGCTATTTTCTACCCGACAGATAACACTGGCTCACCATTCTCTTTGACTGGCTGGACTGCAAAATTACAAATTAGAGAGACACCTTTAGAGTCTGCACACATCGACATTATTCCGACTGTAAACGTTTCTGATAACTCTGTATCGTTCTCATTGACTCCAGCACAAACATCTCTGTTAACTAAGGCTGCTTATGTTTGGGGATGTGAATTGACTCAGACCTCTACAGGTAAAGTTATGACACTTGCTAGAGGACTTGTCGAAGTAGTGCCAGAAATTGTAAAAGCGGACTAATGACTACCCTGCTACATCCAGTTTCACCTGCGAGCATCTCAGACACTTTTGGTACACACTCAGAGCTGCGTAAGTCTTTGGGCTTAGGTCCACATCGAGGCGTTGATTATGCAGTGCAAAAGGGTACACCACTAAAGGCTGTAGGCAAGGGAACTATTGTCGCAGTCTATGAAACACCTGTTCTGGGTCATGTAGTTGAACTTAGGACTTATGCAACTGCCGAGAAGATTCGCATCTTCGCTTATTGCCATCTAGATTCTGTAAGCGTCAAAGTTGGTAAACAGGTCAAGCAGGGCGACATTATCGGTAAGTCTGGTAACTCAGGTACTAGCTCTGGACCGCATCTTCACTTGATGTGTGGCAAAACTGAAAGATTAGCAACCATGCCAGTTGAGGACCCTCTTCAATGGCTACCGAAGTTAGGAAAGAAATGAAAGATGTATTTGCGAGCTATGGACGTTCACTCCTGGCAACTGCTCTAACCGCTGTATTTGCTATCGGCAAACTGCCTTTTAGTTTCACTCAGCAGGACTGGCTCAATGTCGCTAACGCTGTATGGATCTCATTCATCCCAGTAGTGATTAGAGTACTGAACCCTAAAGACACACTAGGAACATCTCAAAAGTCTGAGTAGCCCACTATGCTAAAAGCATGACTATTGACCAACAAATAGAATCACTTGGCTCTGCCAAATTATTGGGGTATTTCGCACATGACTCTGCTGAATGGCATGAGGCACGTAAAGGTGTTGCAGGTTCACTAGTTGGAACTCTCATGGGTCATAACCCTTGGCGTTCTGCATACACTGCGTATTACGAGGCTATTGGGGAACTAGCTAGAGACTCTTCTGGTCCATCTATGGCGATGAAACTAGGCACTGTCTTTGAGCAACCTATTCAGGAACTTTGGGTATCTGAGAACTCTGACTGGCTAACAGCACACAATACAGGTACTTGGGCATCAGCGTCCGAACCTCGTTTCAAGGCTAACCCTGATGCAATTATCGAATGGGTTGATGGATCACTAGGCGTTCTGGAAATCAAGTTCAGTCGTAACCCGATGAATGAATTACCTGCACATTACAGAGACCAAGTTATGTGGTACATGCATGTCCTAGGTCTGACCAAGGGCATTCTCGTAGCTGTGGCTAACGGTGAACTTGTCGAGCATGAAATCGAATACGACCCTGAATACGCTGGTCAGTTAGTTGCTAAAGCCTATGAGTTCCTAGAGTGCCTGGAACGACTTACACCTCCAGACTGGGATGGCTCTTCAAGCACTTACGAAACTGTTAGAACACTTAGCGAAAACATCTTTGATGGTGACATCGAACTAGGGGAACTTTACCCTCAGTTGATGCGAGCAAAAGAATTGGCAGAAGAGACAGAACAGCAGTTCACGCTGCTAAAGTCAAAAGTCTTACACCTCATGGATGGGGTGAAAGTGGGACTCTATCAAGGGGATAAAGTTCTATCATTACAAGCTAGAGGTTCTGGCTTACCATTTATTGTTTTCAAGAGAGGATAACAATGAGTTTCATGAACGATTATGTCGATGTGTCTGAACGCATTCGCATGTTTAGAGAGAAGTACCCTAATGGATCATTACAACAAGTCTCACTTCAATTTATTGACTTTGCTGGGAAGAGTTGGGTTGTTTATACTGCTGCTGCTTACAGGACTCCTGATGATATTACTCCTGGGCATGGTACTGCTTGGGAACCAGTTCCTGGCAAAAGTAATTTCACTCGTGACTCGGAAGTAATGAATGTTGAAACCTCAGCTTGGGGTAGAGCAATCATCGCTGTTCTAGTTGCTGACGGTGGCAAGCGTATTGCGAGCAGACAGGAAGTCCAGCAGAAAGCCCCTGTAAGCCAAACAGAAGACTTTATTGCTCAGGCACACATAGAGTTCGAGAAAGGCAACTTGGAGGCTCTACGAGGCGTTTACAAGCGAGCCAAGGCTACCAGAGGAGTAACTCCTGAACTGCTATCCCAGATTGAAGAGTTGGCTAAAGGTCTAAAGAAGTAAAATGCCCTGCACCAGTCGGAGAGGAAGAACAACTAGTACAGGGCTACACTCTAAGGAGTGTCACGGAGCAACCAACTGCTCCACTAAAATACTTACAACATCAGAGAGAAGAGTCAAATGAGTGCAGCGAGTGTCGCAAGTGTTTTCCATCATTCACACCATTCAGGAACCCCTAAGCTAGTCCTTTTGGGAATCGCCTGGCATGAAGATGAAACTGGTGGAGGTGCATGGCCGTCTATTCAAAGACTTGCTATGTATGCAGGAGTTTCAGAACGTCAAGTAATTCGAGCATTGGCAGTGCTGGAAGAGTCTGGCGAACTGGATATAGATCGTCATAACGGTAGAAGTTATGGTGGTCAGAAAACTAATCGTTACTGGATAAATGTTCCATGTCCAGAAGATTGCGCTGGTGGTCCTTGGCATCGTGCATTCGACGATTATGTCCCAAAGTTCGAGGTTGTGGATAACTTCGACACACGTGACATCCAAGGTAGCAAACGGTGACATCTGAGGTATCAAACCATGACATCTACGACATGAAACCATGACACTAATGTCACCTAATAAACAATATATAAAAACAATATAAAAACAAAAGAAACTATAAGAGAGAGGCTGTGGATAACATGGCAAAAGCACAAGTACAAATAGTCGTTTCAAGCGTTGCTGAGAATGGCGATTACAAGGGCAGAGTTATCAAAGGTTGGGAAACTTTTCAGATAACAGTCAAAGGCGAATCAATTACCAAAAAGCGTCAATGGACTATGTGGCTAGACCTACCTAGTGCGATCACTAAAGACGATGTAGTTACATTCGTTGGTGAGCTAGGAACTAAGGCAGGGTCATTCGAAAAGGATGGCAACACTTACCAAGTAGTCGAGCATTCACTAAACAACCCGACTTACACAGTTGATGTCAAAGCAGTTCCATTGACTAACACCTCAGCTGCGGATGCCTGGAACAACTCAGCACCATCACACGACCCAAGTAACCCTCCGTTCTAATGAGAATCAGGGTCTATGGCGAACCTGCACCGCAAGGTTCAAAGACAGCCAGAGTAATCAATGGTCATGTGGTCATGTGGGAATCTTCAAAGAAGTTGCCTGGATGGCGTGAGTCTGTTGCTATGGCATGCAAGGTTGCAGCGATGGAACATCACGTTCCAATGTTGGGAGCAGTAGAAGTTCACATGACATTCTTCATGCCTAGACCTAAGTCTGTTAGTCGTAAATACCCGAACACCATGCCTGACTTGGACAAGCTCATCAGAGGAGTTGGGGATTCACTCCAGTCTTCTGGTGTCTTGTCTAATGACGGTCAAATCGTTTCCATCATCGCTGACAAGGTTTACGCTAGTGATCCAAGTGAGAATGGCGTTGAGATAGTTCTACATCCGAAAGCATGATTCGGGAGGTGTGCTCTTGTGGAGCAGAGTTTGAAACTGATGATAGAGATGCCATCATTCTGGTAAAGAACTGGCGTAAGTATCACAAGCACTCAGAAAAGCCACAGGAGCCACCTAGAACCGATGCAACCCTGTTATCCGATACACAGGTCGCATTGGGCTTTACTGCCCTCTACGAGCCTCCTGAGCCTGATTACGATGATACAAGTAACTCCCCTGGGTGAGCATAGTTTAGAGGCTTGGGGAGTGTTAGTACCAAAATACTAGCAGGTAACAATTAGGTAAACACTCTCTAGGACATGCTTGTAAATGTCGGCGCTACGCTTTAGAGTTAGACATACAGCAACCAACTGCTGTACATGAGAGGAAATCATGAACAAAATCACAACAACCTTAGTAACCGCCATGGCACTTCTAGGTTTCGTTCAGCTAGTAGATCTAGTTGCAAAACAGCCACAATTCGGAATCCCACTAACAACAGTGCTAGTCGCAATCTGGCTATACGCTGCACTACTGGGCTACAAGGAAAAAAGATGAGCCAACTTAAAGCAGCTAAATACGCATCAAGCACGACAGTTACAGTCAAAACAGTAATCCTGAAACTTCTGGAACTATCACCAATGACAGACCCAGAACTCTGTGACGCATACCGCAACCTGATGTACATCAACCAAGCACCTAAAGCCAGCGATCAACACATCAGAACATCACGCAAACAACTACACGATGTGGACTTAGTCCAGGTAGTCGGAGTAATCGAAACAACATCAGGCAGAACAGCACGTATTTGGAGGAAAGCAGAATGAGCAAGTTCCAGATTATAAGTTTCAACAATAAAACCAACACAAGAGAGGCAACACAAACAATGAACACATCAGTAATCGCATTACCAGCAGGATTAGACGCAATCATGGAGAAAATGGTTGTTGTTACTCCAAACAGTGGAATCAAAAAGACAGTTTCGGGTATCAAAGTTCCTCAAGGTCCACACAACAAACCAACAGGAAATCACGCAAAGGGAACACGTTACACAGAGGAGTTCTTGGCAACGATTGTCAGGTTTATTTATGACGATGGTCTAGAACTCAAGCAGATTGCAGACATCCTAAATCACTATGGCAAGACA